TGGGGCTAGTAGTGATCCTACCTGCTTTGTTTTTCCAGCAGTAACATAGAAATGTCTAGCTGGGTAATAGTTAGGTTCACTAGCGTTTCGAGTATTTTTACCCTTAGTTGCAACCTTTTTAGTTGGTTGGTTTCCAATAGTTGCAACAGTACTAGTACCACCTGATGATGCTACACTGGTTGAAGAACCTGATGATGATACCTTAGTTACCCTTTTAGTTCCTTTTGAACTTGTTGAGGTACTTGGGATTTTACTTCCTGTTGATTTACTCGACTTATACGACATCTAAATCATTATTAGCATCCGCAAGCGCAGACTTCTGTACAAAGTTCTTTTGCCTTCAACACCTTTTCATTGGCTGTATCAGCAAGTCCAACAAAAGCTTCATGTCTTGCAGACTGCAGAAGGAGGTGAATAGTATGTGCTCTCTTAAGATCTTCAACACACTTGTTACACTTACAAGTGCAATTGATAGCATCGTGTACGAGCTTAGCTATACAACAATCTATTTCTGCAGTGGAGACTGAATAACTTTCCTTAGCTATTCCTCCCTTAGAATCTCTAACGACAGTACGTACAACACCTGCAGTCTCAAACTGTATAGTTCTAGTAAAAGTTCCCTTACGTGAGTTTTGAGAGAACGTGGTACTACGACCGCTAGTAAGGTCTGTAACCTCTACGGTGTATCTACTTCTAGGTGAAAGTTTAGTTGCTTTCACTCTTATTTTGGTGTCGTTATATACTGATCGTGCTGCCATGATTTAAAAGTATTAAAGGGGGAGCCCAATTGCTCCCCCATTAATTTAAGTTAGATGATTACCAAACGTACTCCTTAGAGCCACCAGCAGCGTCGATAAGACCGAACGTTGCCTCTACAGCCAAACCGTTATCTTGGTTAGCGTATGTAGCATTAGGGACATACAAAGTAATAGAACCGCAGTTGCCTTGCTTATTGAAACCAGGCATCTTACCAGCGTAGTTTTCGTACTCAATGAACAAACGATCGTAGCCGGCAGTCTGTGTAGCACTAACACCTCCAGGAGTAGTTGACGCCAACTGAACGTCTCCTGTTGGGAGGTACATTCTGTTGAAGAACCCTTGAGAGTACTGTGCCTTCTTGTAAGCAGACTGAACCTCTGCGAAAGAACCAACACCCAACTCAGGTGCTGCAGTCTCAGCACAAGTGTGATTCTTTTCACCGTTCTTCACAACAAATGCCTCAATGATTTGTCCTTGGAACTTAGCTTCAAGCACCAAATCATTAGTGCTCAAAGTAGTAGTGATAAACTCGCTGAACGAGTTCTTGCCGCTAGCATTGTCAGCAATGACCAAATCAGCAAAAGCATTGTGTTCATCATTACCTGTAGTTGTCGCGCACACGTACTCAGCAGATCTGTAGATACGCTTAGGGTTATCAAATGCAGCAGACATTGCTGGTGTCACGTTAGTAGTACCAGAACCGCTTGGGTTAATCTGTGCCTCGTAACGAGTAATGTCCCCAGGGAATCTCATTACAAGAACCAACTGCAAAGTATCACCAACAGCAACGGTGCCAAGATCAGATGCCTGTGCAGTAATCTTGTGCAACACTGGCTCATTGTTAGGGTCCCAACGAAGTCTCTTGACTTGGTTAGTGTGTATGATTGGTGAAGCAATTGGATTACCGCTAGGCATAGCCTGCACAATCTGGAATGCTCTGTTCAACCACTGTGGGCTAGTGGGAAGTACGTTGATAGCCTCATCACCAGCAGCAATACCGTCAGTATCAGCTACAAGAGTTGTACCATCTTGAATACCTGCCCATGTAGTACCGTCACCATCACCAATAGCAGCAATATTTTGAGGACTGATAAGTCCCAAGGCAGCAGTTGTGCCATCCAAGAAACGCAAGTTAACAGGGTCCCAGACACCTACCATGCACGTGTCGTGACCAGCTGCGGCCCCAGTAGTGTGAGCAAGTGTTGCCCAGTTTTGGTGGGAGTTATCTGAGATCCCACTCATATGATTCGAAATAAAAACTTGATTCATGATTATTTTAATTCATGATAAAACAAAATTTATTCACTCTCTAGGACCTCCCCAGATTGTGATTGATATCTAGGAGACTGTATAGCCTCCAAGATGCTTTTCACTGCCATCTCCACGATCTCATCGTGTGTGTGTTCGGGCAGCTCAGAGCCAATACCTGTTGCTACACGCATCAGGGCTGGTCTCCTTAAATACTTTATTACAACTTTATCCGGTATAAAAGATGGGTCCGAATACAAATCTACAAAATTTTCCTGCATTGTGTACAGGGGAGCAGATGGTTTTGTTGAAGAAAAAGGGTCATCTAATACTTTATAAATATCATCATGCTGAACATACTTACAAAGAGTCTGTTTAACGATTAGACCCGGGCCTGATACAATCTGAGGTGCATGCTTTCTTTTTTGTGTAGCTAAGACTGTAGGTGGCTGTAGAATAGAACGACTGAACTTATTACCAGCTGAATTTTCATAAGTTAGTATAGCATAAGCACCATTGTTCTTGGTATCTCCTACTATTCTATGAAACATGTTCTGGCCGCTAATACCAGTGCTCCTTTTAAAGAATATCTCATTGGCATCTGCATGAGGAGAGTCTGCTGACCTCTTTGCACTAGACAAATCACTAAATGTATCATTAGGTGATAAGCTAGGTTCAATATCGTGTGCATACGTATCTGACCTTATATCGTCTATTGTGAGCCCATTAGGGTTAGACTTTACATCTAACAACAAAGCTCCTCCCTCATTTGGGACTGATATGGTTTTGAGAACATGCCCATCTATTCTTGTAGTGACAGGTATTCTAAGGTAGTGATCAAAGAACTCTGAAGTAACTGTGCTCACAGGACCAAAACAATTGTGGAATACCTTAGTACGTATATTAACTAGATGCATGTAGTCTATGGGGAGCTTAACCCTGTCTACAAATATTATTCCCCTAGACGCTGAGTTATACATAGGACCTATGTAGAAAGTCTCATACGCGGTAAAGTCTTCAAGTAGAGTTCTAAGGTCATCTATTCTCTTCTGAGACTGTTCAAACCCTGTTCCCTTTTGATTAGACGTACCGGAATATCTCTGCTTTATGAAACGACGCTGAGCTAGATTAAGCTCATGGTCGATCTCCTCAGGCAAGAGATTGTCAACCTGGAAAGACCCAATCTTTTGGACCCCCAGGTTGACTGCTATATGCATCTCTTCTATTGTCACTTGACTTCTTTCAGTTTTGCTCTTAGTGCGTTTACTGCACCAGAGTTCTTCTTGTTCTTAAAATACACTATTGTATCTGCCAAATCCTCACCGAGAGTTTCATCTCCGTGAATATGTTGGTTCCCAATCTTGCGGATGATTTCCTTCTGTATCATTTCAGAGATCTCATCCTTAAGATCAAGGTCTTTATCCATGGCTGCCTTGAAGAACTTAGCAGGATTCTTTGTCTTAAAATCATACAAAGTATTCTCTACCTCCAGGTTTGAAAGTTTGTCTGGGTTTGCGTTTGACAATACTCTCAACAACCTTCTCATTCTAGCTACATCTGCGGATGCCTTGATAAACTCTTTATCAGCATCTTTAGATATCTGAACTCTTTTGTTCTTCTTCAGTAGATCCTTTTTAGGATCATATATGTAGAACTTCTTACCAGAGATAGCATCCATCTCCTCCTTAGTTTCAGCCACCTGCCTATGCTTAGAGCACCACTTGTATGTAATATAGTCCTCTATGTTAATGGGATCTCCATTCTCATGAGTACTAATGTCGAGCTCTTTACCCTCAAACGGGATCTTAACTCTCATACTAGCCCAGTAATCTTTTTCCCTAGCAGGGAAGTCTGGGTGGTCAGCTGGTAGACCAATTATACTTGGGAGGTATTTTTTTGCCTCTTCTCCTTCCACTCCTTTGAGTGGTTGACGTCCTACGAATATAGAACCAATTGCGACGCGAGCTCCTAGTCTCACTTCCTTTGGGAGATAACTGTGTGTCTCCTTACGGCGTATGTAAATTTTTCTGTCCATGTTCTTTTATAGTTTAGAAAGAATAACTAAGTCGTTCTTTTAAAGAGAAAGAATAACTTAATGTTTGGTTTGAAGGTTGGCTGCAAACGGGGGGAAAGTTTGACCAATCCCCCCTATGCAAACCAAACACAAATTACGATGCAGTGCAAGTCAAGTCGAGCGAAGTATCGAATCTGCGGAGCAGGATACCAGCTGTCTTCAACATGTGCACAGAAGCACCGTCTATATCACTTGCGCGAGTGTCAGATCCTGTGAAGCCCTTAGGCACAACAGAACCAGCAACAGCCCAACGCAACATCTCACGACCCTTCTTATTAATCATCTGGAGGTTGTTCTCTCCATCATAAGTAGACTGGTCAACAAATGTCATTCTGTATGACTCAAGTGGCAATCCAGTTTCTGGGTGCTTACGAGAAGCTTGAGCAACAGGACCGTGGTCAAACAAAGGAACCTTAACTACGTTCACTGTATGACCATCGATGTGGTCGTACGAAGTGAAGTAACCAGTAATACCAAGGCTACGACCGCTTCCTGTGATAAACTTAGACTCAGTAGTCTTAAGGTAAGACTGGCTTTGAGACATCGAAGTGGCGCTTCCGCTACCAGTAGCGTAGTAGTTACGCAGAGCTCTATCAAACTCACGTGCACCACCAATACCAGTAAACAGAGTCACCTGCTTATCAGTAGCGTCAGTCATACCGTAGAACAAGTCACCGATCACATCCTCAATCTTCTTTTGAGTCAAAGTAGAGTAAGAGTCCTTATTGATGATTTGCTCGAAGAGACCAGGACCAGAAACGACTGGCTGTCCATTCTCATCCACCATCTTAGTCACACCTGAAGAATCATGAGTCTTCTGGCCATACCAGTAGTACATCTCACACTCTTCCTTAAACTTCAACATGTGACGATACTCTTCATAGTCCATCCACAAGCGAGTAGTAGAACCTTCCTTCAATGGGAGCTCAAACTCAGCAACGTAGTCCTTAGCGTTACCAGAGAACTGGTAAGACTTACGAACAGTACCAATCTTAGATCTCACCAAGCCGGGTGCGCTCCAGTTAGAAGCGTTTCCGCGTGAGAAGTCAATACCTACGTTAGCATAGAGCTGTCCCCACATCGCACCTTCTTCGAGGTCTCCTGTCCCAGAAAGAGCTGCAGCATCAGGAGATACAAGCTTCATAGTGTATATCCATCCATCAGCAGTCTGACGGGGCTCTTCCATAATACGTGCAAGAACACCACTCTCAGAAACCAGTGTGTATGGGAACACAAACCAGCGGTCTGGGAAAGTAATAGTGAATGTTGCTCCACCAGCTCCCGTTCCATTCGCTGCAATTACAGGACGAACGTTCACCTCATGAGTCTTCACTCTGTATTCATATTCAAAACGATCGATAGACTTAGTGTTACCGACACCCTCTGTCATGAAAGACAGGGGGAATTTTTTCTCTTCACGACCTGCAAGGTGCGTGATGATAGGAGAAAGCTCCTCTGGCTTCTCCAACAACGCATTGACCAACGAATTGGTGTCAGTCATCTGCGAATCATTGTAGTACGTCTTCAGTACGTTAGTCAATGCCATGATTGTTTATTTTAAAAGTTATTTTGCTTAATTAAAAAAGCGCGTTTATGTCCAGTTGGTCTGGATCAAATGCTTTAGGTTTAGAACGTTGAGCTCGTCTAGCATTCTTTACTTGCCCCTCGTTTCTAACAATACGTTCTCTAAGTCCCTGAACACTCTTTGTTCTGGCCTTAGTATCTATTATATCTTCTAGCTGGAAACCACCAAACATCAGGTAGTCTATCGCTAGTTTTATATTCATATCTGCCTCAGCGTAATCAATATCACGCTGTGTTCTTCCATAATCATCTACAGGTTCAGAGATATAATCAAAGAAATTAGCTTTGTCTGCATCAGGTATACGTATACCGGCAAACTCGTTACCTCCTTCAATAATATCTGCTACACCTCCCCAGAACTCCTCCTGCTCTTGCTCCATCTGAGCGTACTCTTGCTGCTGTTCTTCTAGAAGTGCTTGTCTCTGGATCTCTTGAGCTTCCCCAAGTGCCTGACGTGCAGCTTCTGCTTTAGAGTAGAGCTTACCGCTATCGTGATAATCTTCAATCATCTCTTGAATGAACTCTTGTTCATGGCCCTTTGCCTGGAAGTACTGTGACAGTACCGCCGCTTGAACTCCTGTATCACTCTGGTTGATCTGGAAGTTGTTGTAATCCAAGCTTGGATTGTATGCTTCAAAGAACTTTTCTGAGTCACCTCCTGCAAGGACGTAATCCAGATGCTGTTGTACCATCGGGAACTGCTCAAACAGATCCTCTATCTGGTCTTCAGCTACCTCTTGAGATATGTCTCTAACGAACTCTGTCAAGCCTTCTACAGTATCAGCGTAGTTGCTCTCCATTTCGAAGCCTAATGTGTCAGCTATCTCTAGTGCCACAGACTCCTCAAGGACTTCGTCCTCTCCATCGTATTCATCAGAGTCTTCAACTGTAAGGTCTTCGTCGTCTTCATCACCGTAGTCTTCATCGACGCCGTCCTCATAGTCTTCATCTCCTATAGACTCCTCTTCTCTAATGTCCTCAACATCACTGTCAAGCTCATCACTAACAGGAGCTTCATCTGTTACCTCAACTTCTTGAGGCTCTGGAATTGTTTCAAGACCTGCAGCACCGTCACCCACGACATTGTCGAAGGATATTG